TGCTATTAAGAAAAATCTTCCTGGATCTAGGTTTGTTACGCCAGAAGAAGAGACTAGACTAAACATTGAAAAAGAAGCTGAACTGACAAGGGCTAAAGAAACAACAAAATCTGATGTTCAGCGCGTTGAAGAAGGAAAACGAATCACTGAATCATTTAAACGCGCAATGGGCGAAGGTGGCGTTTCTCGTGTAATGAAAATGATTTCTGAATCGACTAGCGGAGCTACGGAGTCTCTTGCAGCAAAAGCTGTTGGTGCGGCTCCGTTTTCTAAAGCTACTCCAGGTATGGAGAACATTGGCGCATTGAACACTATTGCTGGTGAACTTAGAAAAACGATTGAACGCTCTCCTGGCGCACAGTCAGATAAAGATGTTGCGCTTGCGGCGTTAGATGCTGCTGCTATTGCTGATCCATCTATTCCATACAATCAACGCATGAAAGGTTTCTTGGAATTCACCAGGATCATTAAGGAACGCGCAAAGGATCTTGGTATTGATCCTCAAGCACTTGGAATTAATGTAGATACAGAAACTGGCGCTGGTCCAATAAAAGTAACAACAAAAGCTGAAGCTGAAAAACTTGCTCCAGGCACATTGTTTGAAACGCCTGATGGCAAAATTATGCGGAGACACTAATGGAAGATTGGTCGTCTATTGGATCTGAGGCTGATGATTGGTCTAGCGTTGGAAAGGAAGTTACTCCTAAGTCTAAACGCCAATATAAACCAAATCCTTTTGAGCTTCAGTTAGATATTTCATCTCCTGAGACTGAATCGCCAATTAAGCAAATGCTTAAAGGTGGTGCTATTGGTTTGCGTCAAACGCGCATGGGTTTACAAGGTTTATTCAATGAACCATCTGAAAGCGATTTGGCTGAACAGCAAGCAATGAAGGAATACATTGATCGTTCTGGCTGGGCTACTGCTGGAAAAGTAGCTGAACAACTTCCACAATATGCCGCTGCTACGGGTCTTGGTCCAGCAACGATGCTTGGTCGAGGAGCTATGTCTGGCCTTACGGCATTTTTTACTTCACCAGAAGATCGTCTTAAAGAAGCTGTTCTTGGTGGGGTTGGATCTGTTGCTGGTGAGCAAGCAGTTAAACTTGGCGGTGCTGCATTAAGAGGTCCAGTAGCTCAAGATTTTGTATCTAAATTATATGAGAAGGGCGTTAGGCCAACTCTTGCACAAGCACTTGGCGGTGGCTGGAAAGAAGCAGAAGAGAAAATGACTAGCTTGCCATTTGTAGGATCTGCTGTTCAAAGGGCGCAAAAACGGTCACTTGAATCATTCAATACAGCATCTGTAAAAGAGATCATCAATGAACTAAATACTGGATTGATGGAATCTTCTGAAGCTAAAAATCTTATTCCTGCTGGCGCTAATGCTGTAAATCAAGAATTTACCAACATTGGAAAGATTGAGCCTGGGGCCAAAGGACTTGAACATGCTTATGATTCAGTTTCTAAGGTATATAACGATCTTGCTGAAAACACAAAAGGATCTGTTACGCCACAACTTGCAGAGCAATTGACTTCTGCAAAAGACAGGATGCACAGCATTTCTGAAGAAGCTGGCAAAAGTTTTGATTCATTGTTTAACCAATACATTGCTGGCCGAATTGATCCCAACGGAACTGTGTCTGGCCGCACAATGAAAGAAATTGATTCTGATCTTACCAGTTTGATTTCTGATCTGAAGCGCGGTGGATCAGTTGATAAGAACATGGCATCTGCATTTGAATCTGTTCAAAACAGTTTTGATTCAATGATGGATGAAATGAATCCTGGCTATCAGTCAATTAAGCGCAATGCGGATGCGGCTTATAGAAAGTTGGCTTTACTTGGCAAAGCATCTACTAGCTCTGTTGGCAGTGAATTGGCTACTCCAGCTAATCTTGCTCAACAATTGCGGTCAGAAGATGTTTCTAAATGGAACAAAAACTTTGCCATGAATAAGTCTGATTGGTCCGACTGGGCGCGTCAGAACATTGAACTTATGGGAAATAAATTCCCTGAGTCTGGTACTGCTGCTAGGTCTGCAATTTCTGATCTTGTCACCGGAGGCATTGCTAGTCACTTTGGCATGATTCCAGAAGCAATGGCTATGTACGGAGGAGCAAGAGCGGCATGGTCACCAGCAGTGCAAGATTATCTTGTTAGAGAAGCAATGAAGCAGCCAGGACCAGGGCGTAGAATTGCATTGCAAGGTCTTCGTAAACTTATTGAGCCAGCGGGTGCTGTTGGCGCATCTTACGCAACTACTAGGTAATCATAATGACAGCATATCTCTCTCCAGTCCTGCAAGAAGCGCAATTCACTAATGATGCTACGTTTTTAGCTGGCGGTTTAATTTGGTTTTACAATGCTGGAACTAGCACACAGACTGTTGCGTATCAGGATGAAGCTGCGACTGTTCCTTGGCCTAATCCGATTCAGCTTAACTCTCGCGGTGAAACTGGCGGTACGATCTGGCTGGCATCATATGCTGAAACTGGCGGTTATAAGATAATTCTAGAAGGCGCTCCATTTTACGGACAAACACATGGCGTAGTTGTAAGCAATTTTGATGGAGTTACTGGCGTTAATGATCCAACCATAAGTTCTGCATCAAGTGATTGGGTTTCATTTATTGGCGCACCAAGTTATTTGTCTGATAATAGTTTTAGTGTTCCTGGAGATCAAGTATCAATTTTCCAGCAACATCGTAGAGTAAAAACAATTAACAATGCTGGCATTATCACTGGGACTGTTGTTTCTTCTGTTTATCTATCAAATGCAACAACTGTTGTTATTGCCAATGACACTAGCGAATCTTTAGACATTGGACTTTCTCAAGTTTATTATGGATTTATTCAAACAGATCCATCATCAATTCCAAATTGTGTTTTTTCTGGTACGGCAACAACTGCATCTGCAAATGATATTTATCTTAGTTATGATGGCAGCACATTAAAATATTCAATTGATTCCGGCAGTCCACAGCCTATTCCTACAAGCGGATCAGTTGGATCTACGTTCTTTACTGCTGCTACTGCATCAGAAGGTCAAATAGGCGCCGCATTTACTGGCGTAAACAATGCTTATGTATACAACAACGCTACAGCCTGGGGTCTTGGTTCACCAACAAACACGGCTGTAAGATTTGATAGAGGAACAAGCACTTACAGCTATGGCGGGTTTGATTTGCCAACGCCAGCAGCTTCTGGATATATAACTTTGCCAAATGGTTTAGTTATTCAATGGGGTAGAACCACAGTAACTGGAATGAGTGGAACCTCTGCTGCTGGAACTGCAAGCTATCCTATTGCGTTTCCATCAGGTGCTTATCAAGTATTTAATAGCATTGTTACTTACACATCATCTTTAGCAAGTCCAGTTTCATTATTTGTAAGAACGTTTCCAGGAAACGCATCTACTTTTAATTATAGTTCTGAATTTGCAGTAGGAACAACTGGTGTAGTTTTTAGCTTTCTAGCTATAGGTCACTAGTATGGTCACTAGTAAAGATTGTTTTGCTAAGTACGGGGATCCTAGTGCTAATGAGCGTAGGTTCATGATTGTCTGGGATGTTCCTACGGCGCTTGAGCATGGCGCTATTCCAAAGCGGATTTATTGCAACAAGGATCTTATTCCGCTATTAGAGAAAGCGTTTAAGAACGTCAATGATCGGGGCATTTCAATTCAGATTAAAACCTGGGACGGATGCTTCAACATCAGACGCAAGCGCGGTGCGGCATCTATGTCCCTGCACTCCTGGGGTCTAGCTATTGACATCAATGCAGCATGGAACGGATTTGGCAAAAAGCCAACTATGTCGCCAGAGCTAGTGAAATGTTTTACTGATGCTGGATTAGACTGGGGCGGCGTTTGGAAACGCGCAGATGGCATGCACTTTCAAATCGGCAAGTTATGACTCAGATCTGCAAAGTCTGTCTGATTGAAAAGCCGTGTGGAATGTTTGAAAAAACAAACAAACAAGATGGCAGACGCAAAACTTGCAGAAAATGTCGAAACAAAAGACCAAGAGATAAAATAAAAGTAAGAGCTTGTAAAGAAAGATTTAAATACGGAATTACTAGAGATAAAATTGGCCCAAATGTTTGTATGATCTGCGGTGCTACTAAGCATATTTGCATTGATCATTGTCATAAAACAAATGTAGTTCGCGGTTTACTATGTAGAACATGCAATTTAGGACTTGGAATGTTAGGAGATAATATCTCTGGCTTACAACTTGCTGTAAAATACTTGGAAACTTTTTTGGAGAAATCTCATGGGCGATAAATTTGGCATTGCAATTAATGAAGCAAGCACTTGGCGCGGTTTGGTCTATCTTATGATGGCTATTGGCATCAAGGTATCACCAGAGCTTCAGGGCGCTATTGTTTCTGCTGGCTTGGCGGTTGCTTCCGCTATTGCAATCTTCACCAAGCAGAAAGGTACTGACAGTGCCAAATGATGAATTGAAGATTATTGACACCAGCAATGGATTGACCAAAGAGGAACTAGCAGAACTGAAGAAACTAGCGGCTCTGTCTAAAACCGCTAAGTTCTTCATGGGGATTTTATTCTCTTTGCTACTGTTTATTGGCTTTGATCATCTAGTGGATTGGTTCCAGCACAAGTGAGTCATGCACTGACGTTCCTAATGGTACTGAT